GTAGCAGGTAACTATACAATGGTTCTTGAGTATTTTCCAAATGGGCCGAGCGTACCATCAACTAAAATCACACTCAATGCTCAAATTTCAAATAGTGCTCAAATCACACAACTTATAAATAACCAAGTACAACCGCAACCTAATGTAGTACCATTACCTAATACCCCAACATCTTATGTTTCAGACTTCTTTATCAATATGAACGTTGCGTTTACCTCTGATAACATAAAACAATTACATCCATTGATAAGGTTATTTGTTACTCAAAAGATACAAGACCCAACTTTAGATAAGAGTAAATTTACAACTTTTATAAACAATTTATTAACTACACAAAAAACTTTTCATTCACAAGTTCTTAATCAGACTTTAAAGAATCTGAACAATAATTTGAAAGAAGTAACAGTTACTGATGATGTTACAACAAGTGCAGTAAGTGGGAATGTAGGTAAATTAACATTATATAATACTCTAAAGGCGTTCAATGACAAGTGGATAGCAGGTTCTGACTTGAAATACGTAACTTTATTCGAAGACTTTTTGTTCATGGACAGGGCAAATAGTGATATTGGAGACACATATGTTGTGGATATTGACCAAGTCATAAAAAGAATGGATATAACAAACAATCCAAACATGAATTTAATGACTTTGGTTAGTAATATTTTAAGTGACAATCAATTCATGTTTTTTGCCATGCCAGCATACATAAATTTTTATGGTATACAACAATCGGTGAGAAACGGGCAACCAATTGATATTGATATTCCTAACTCTTTATTCGGAACGTATTTGGAGGTTGACTACACTAAATCAAGTCCTAAATTTTTGTGTTTATACATGGGCAATCCATCAGAATATCCTAAACCAAAAGAAAATTCATTTATAAGATTTGATGACGACAGCTTTGATTTAAGAATGCCGGATAACCCATTGAGAATTTCAGACCCTAATAGAGACTATTCTAAAACAAACAAAGTTGTCGGATTCAGTGTAGATTTTGGAATTCAAAATCAAAACATATTTAGAAATTTAGATTTGGATATGTCTGAAATGAAGAACACCTCTGAGTCATTCAAAGTATTTGCTGACATAGGTAGTTCTGTTGCTGGTGACAAAGTCGCTCAACAGTCGGTTTCTATGTATAGTATTTATAAATCAAGGTCATATAGTTGTACTGTTGAATCAATGGGGTGTGTCATGATACAACCAACAATGTATTTTGTTTTGAGACACGTTCCACTTTTCTACGGACCTTATTGGATTTACGAAGTTAATCATAGTATTAGTGAAAACCAATTCCAAACAAAATTCAAAGGAACTAGAATACCAAAATATTCTTTACCTAATATAGATAATTTGGTAATAAATGTGAATTCAAAAATTATACAGTCGTACAAGGAAACAATACAAAAAGAAAAAACAACACCTGAAGCTGAAACCCAAGTAAATATTGACCCTGTTGTGGACACAACTAAAACATCAACAGATAAATGTTTAGAAATTACACAATATACAACATTACCATTTGTTGAGGTTAAAAAAACATTATTTACTCAAGAAGAAATAATACCAATAATAAAGGCGGCCACAACCGATATAAGATTAAGGGCTCTTCTTTTGGGTATTTTAGTCACTAGACCTATCAATAATTATGACCAAGCGGCATCCACAATAGAAATTACGAATTTGAATATGTATGAGATATCAACTCAAAATAAATTTAAAGGAAGTATGGACCAATATTTGAAAGAACAAGTATGTGTTGAAATTCAAGGAAGTCCAAGAGCCTTAGCTAGTTTTACTTCTAATCAAACGTCCTCACAATTCATGGTGTCTTTTTATCAAGAATTTTTATCACTTATTGAAGATTTGAAAAATTTAAACACAGATATTGATGTTAATAAATCATATGGTAAGGCTTTAGCTCAAATATGTTTGACAACTTGGGATACTCCCGTTGCGTTTGGAAACCCAAACTCATCACCTCCGACACCCCCGTTGACTGCACAACAAATTAAAACTGTTGTAGTCGATAACGTTACATCGGAAGTAATACAAAGATACAATGCTCTTACTGAAATTTTCACCAATTATTATCAAGGGTTTGCTACAAATCAATATTAGTGTATATTTATAATAAAAAAACTATGAGCGGAGTAAAAAAATTGTTGGACGACTATCTTAGAAAAGATACCCGTATTACTGAAAAACAAATAGATAATGAACACAAACAAGTTTGTGATTTAGACACTGGTGATTGTTACACTATTAGAATGAAAGATGGTTTAATAGAAAGATTTGACAATAGTGTCAGAACAAATAGAACATTAAAAGTCGAAACACCTACAGGTACAAAGACATTACTGAATGGTTAAAAATTGAAAAAAATGAGCGTGGATTATAGGATTATTAATGAATTGAAAAGATTCAATCAAATAAATAAATACATAAACGAACAAGACGCACCTGTCGACCCGACTGCACCACCTACAGATGCTGCTGCACCACCTACAGATGCTGCTGCTCCGCCTGCTGGTGACGCAGCTGCTCCACCTGCTGGTGACGCCGCGGCAGCAGCACCTCCAGCGACAGGTGACGCGGCGGCATCACCGATACCTGAACCTATTGATGTTGCAAGTGACCCTGATATTGAAGAAGTTGGTGATGAAAAACCAAGCGAGGGAGAAGAAGAATCGGAAGAAATCGATATAACAGACTTAGTAACAAGTCAACAAGAAATTAAATCAAAACAAGAAGAGTTCATGGATAGTATGTTTTCTAAATTGGATGATTTAGAAAAAAAATTAGAACATATGGATGACATCATGAATAAAATTAATTCATTGGAAACCAAGTTTGATAGATATAGAGATAAAACACCAGAAGAAAAATTGATGTTACGTTCATTAGACTCTTATCCTTATAATCAAAAATTGACAGACTTCTTTGATGACAAAAAAGATGAAATGGAAGAAACTGGAAAAAATGAATACATTTTAACGTCAGACGAAGTCGAAAATTTTTCACCAAACGAAGTAAAAAAAACATTTAATTCGTATGAACAAGATGAGGAAATGTAATAATTGAATATATCTTATTATTAAAGTATGAGGGTGTCCATGACACCCTTTTTTATTTGACTTTTTTGGGTTTATGACTATCTTTAATTCAGATAAAAGAGTAATAAATTTAAAAAAACAAATTATGTCAAATTCATTAGATGCTGTATTGGCGCAGTATGAAAAAAATTCACAGCCAGCAAGTCCACAAAGACAAAACATTTCACAAGAAGACAGATTAAAAAGGTATTTTGCCGCAGTTCTTCAAAAAAATGAAAAATCGGCACAAAAAAGAATCCGAATCCTTCCTACAAAAGATGGTTCATCCCCATTTGTGGAGGTTTGGTATCACGAAATCCAAGTTAACGGGCAATGGGTAAAACTATATGACCCTGAGAAAAACGATAACGACCGTTCGCCACTTACTGAAGTTTACAATGAGCTTATCTCTACAGGGAAAAAAGAAGATAAAGATTTAGCATCACAATATCGTTCACGATTGTTTTATATTGTTAAAGTTATTGATAGAGATAACGAACAAGATGGTGTTAAGTTTTGGAGATTTAAACACAATTATAAACAAGAAGGTGTCCTTGATAAAATCCTTCCTATTTGGAAAGCAAAAGGAAACGTTACTGACCCTGAAGTTGGACGTGACTTGATTATTGAGTTAATTAAAGCAAAGACACCACAAGGTAAAGAATATACAGTAGTACAAACGATTATGTATGATGACCCAGCACCAATCCACACAGATAAAGACATTATGGAAGGATGGGTGACTGACGAACTTACTTGGAATGATGTTTATTCTAAAAAACCTGTTGAATACTTAGAGGCAGTTGCAATTGGAGAAACACCAATTTGGAACTCTGAACTTAAAAAGTATGTTTACGGAGAAGATGCTGAAATATCTTTTGGAGGAAACAAAAAAGAGGAGGTAGTTGTTGACCGACAAGTGAATGACGAACCTTCAGAAGACCTTCCATTTTAATATAACAAAACAACTTGGGTGTCCGAATTGATACCCAAGTTTTTATTTTTTATCATTCATTAAAAAAAGTATGGCAATTAAAAAAAATGATTTTACATCACTGAAGAAGAAGTTTTCTACTTCAGCAAAATACAAACCACAAAGATTCTTTGATTTAGGACAACCATTTTTAGATGCGGTGGGTTTACCAGGACCTGCTATGGGGCATATTAATATGTTTTTGGGTCACTCTGATACAGGTAAAACAACCGCACTTGTAAAAACGGCAGTCGATGCTCAAAAGAAAGGAATCCTCCCTGTGTTTATTATTACGGAACAAAAGTGGAGTTTTGAACACGCAAAACTTATGGGGTTTCAGTGTGAAGAAGTTGTGGATGAAGAAACAGGTGAGTTAGAATGGGACGGGTTTTATATCTTCAACAATAATTTTGATTATATAGAACAAATAACCGACTACATTAATAGTTTGTTAGACGCACAAGAAAAAGGTGAATTGGATTATTCACTATGTATTATGTGGGATTCAGTGGGTTCTGTTCCTTGTAAGATGACTTATGAAGGTAAAGGAGGTAAACAACACAATGCAAGTGTTTTGGCTGACAAGATTGGAATGGGGATTAACCAACGAATTTCAGGTTCACGTAAATCTGATTCTAAATACGAAAATACATTAATCATCGTTAACCAACCTTGGGTTGAATTACCTGACAATCCATTTGGTCAACCAAAAATTAAGGCAAAAGGTGGTGAAGCGATTTGGTTAAACTCATCATTGGTTTTCTTGTTTGGAAATCAGAAAGGTGCGGGAACGACTAAAATCACCGCAACGAAAGACAAGAGAACTGTTAAGTTTGCGTCAAGAACAAAAGTGTCCGTAATGAAAAACCACATCAATGGATTAGGGTTTGAGGATGGGAAGATTATTGTGACACCACACGGGTTTTTACCAGGAAAAGAGTCATCTGAAGAGAAGGCTTCAATTGAACAATACAAAAAAGAATACGCTGAGTATTGGAAAGAAATAATTGGAGTTGATGGTGACTTTGATTTAAAAGCAGAAAAAGAAGAAGTAGATTAGTAACCCTTTGAATAATCTTAAATGATTAAAACACTTTTGGTTGACGGAAACAACCTAGTTAAAATTGGATTTCACGGAGTAAAAGATTATTTTCACAATGGTGAACACGTTGGTGCTATTTGGCACTTTCTGAATACTTTACGTAGGTTCTTAGAGGAATCTAACTTTGACAAAATAGTTGTATTTTGGGATGGAGAAAACAGCACTTCACCAAGAAGAATCGTCTATCCCAAGTACAAACTTAATAGAAAACCCCTTGATAACGAATTTAAAGAAGAATCATTTGACAAACAAAGACAACGGGTAAAACAATACCTTGAAGAAATGTTTGTGAGACAAGTTGAATTTGAAAATTCAGAAGCAGATGATTTAATTGCTTATTATTGCAAAATATCTGATAACGAACATAAAACAATTTTTAGTTCAGATAGGGATTTAACACAACTTATTTCAGAAAAAGTAACAATATATTCTCCATCGGCAAAAAAATATTTTAAATTTGGGGACAAGATAAAACTTCACACTATTGAGATACCTCATTATAATATTAAAACTTTTAAAATAGTATCAGGTGATAAATCTGATAACATAGATGGGATATATTATTTAGGTGAGAAAACTTTCGTTAAGTTATTTCCTGAGATACTTGAAAAAGAAATTTCTTTTTCCGACATTTTACAAAAAGGTGAAGAACTTTTAAAAGAACAAAAAGATAATACAGTATTAAAAAATTTATTAACAGGTAAAACAAAAGATGGTATTTTCGGGGATGAGTTTTTTGAAATAAATAAAAAGATAGTTGACTTATCAGAACCACTTATCAGTGATGAAGGTAAACAACTTGTTGAATCCTATTATTCTGAATCATTAGACCCTGACGGGAGAGGTTATAAAAACCTAATAAGGATGATGATGGAAGACGGACTCTTCAAGTATCTACCAAAAGGAGACGAACAATGGGTTTATTTTTTAAAACCTTTTTTGAAACTTACAAGAAAAGAAAAATCAAAATTCAAAACAAACAAGTAAAATTATGAAAGAGCAAAATGACGTAACAAAGGTAGAATTTTTAATTACTTTAAATGACAATTTTGTCGTACAAAGATTCTTCAATGTTAAAGGGTATAACCCTAAATCAAAATTTAGTACAAATCTCTATTCTTATATCAAAGAACTTAGTAGTGATTTAGAAAATCAAATGAAAAAAAAGTGCGTTATCTATATGTTAGAAAACCAATTTCAAATTGAAGAAGACCCATCGGTTTTAGAAACATCAAATACTGATGGACCTGAAACCTTTAACATTATTTTAAGAGTTGGAAATGAGACAATTTGTCATAGAGTTATCAACGCTAAATTATACCCCCCAAAAGTAAGATATACGTTAGACATACGCCCATCAATAAAAAACATATTGAGGAATATAACTGACATTTTATCAAGTCAAAATTTATCTTTCGAGTACTTAAATTATTCACTCGCTTAATGGTATTTATTATAGAATCACAATTAATCAATTCAATATGTCAGACAAAAAAAACTTCGGATATTTAGGAAACACCTTTCAAATTCAGTTATTAAATAACATTATTACATACAAAGATTTTTCTAATTCCATCATCGAAGTTATTGACTCACATTACTTTGACAACCAGTATTTCCGTATCATTTGTCAAATGATTAAAGAGTACTATTCAAAGTATGAACATACTCCGACATTTGATACTCTTGAGCAATTAACTAAATCAGAAATCAGTTCACCTATGGCTCAAAAGAGCATTTTGGATATGTTGGAACAGGTTAAGAACGTTTCTGATGAAGGTTCTATGTTTGTTCAAGAAAAGGCTTTAAAATTCTGTAAACAACAAGAGCTACAAAAAGTAATGACAAAGGCCCAATCAATCATCGATAAAGGTGATTTTGAAAGTTATGATAAGTTAGAAGAAATGGTAAGAGGGGCTCTTCAAGTTGGTGAAACAGATAAAGGCACAAGTGATGTTTTTTTTAATATTGATGAGGTTTTAGATGACGATTTTAGACACCCGATTCCGATTGGTGTTCCAGGTATTGATAATCTACTCAAAGGAGGGTTAGCTAAGGGAGAAATCGGAGTTATTTTAGCACCAACAGGAGTAGGTAAATCAACATTTACTACAAAAATTGCCAACCATGCATTTAACTTAGGTTATAATGTTCTTCAAGTATTTTTTGAAGATAATAAAAAAATTATTCAAAGAAAGCACTTTACCCTATGGACAGGAATCCATCCTGATGACCTGTCTGACAATAGAGAAGAAGTTATGAATAAAGTTAAACAAATCCAATCGACTAAAAAAAATAAGTTGATATTGAAAAAGTTACCATCCGACACAGTAACAATGAATCAAATCAAAAATCAAATTAGAAAAATGATGGCTGAAGGCAATAAAATTGACATGGTCATTTTAGATTACATTGATTGTGTTGTTCCTGATAAAGTATTGGGTGATGAATGGAAAAGTGAAGGCTCAGTTATGAGAGGATTTGAGGCAATGTGTCACGAATTGGATATTGCTGGTTGGACGGCAACTCAAGGTAATAGGAACTCAATTTCATCGGATGTTGTAACAACAGACCAAATGGGTGGTT